TGTTTCTATTACCATACGAAAGGTCTCAGAATGACCGCGCTGAGCGCTCACCAGTCCAGCAAGTTCACCAAACTCCTCTTGATCGGGGACTCCAAATCCGGTAAGACGGGCTCGCTTGCCTCACTGGTCAAAAAGTACAAGCTTCGTATCCTCGACTACGATAATGGGCTGGATGCGCTCGCCCAGGTGATTAAGCGCGAGAACCCCGCTCTGCTGGATCGCGTCGAGTTTCGCACGCTCCGCGATCGCCTAAAGGCCACCCCGGTCGGTACTGTGGTTGACGGGACCGCCACAGCCTTTATCGACGGGCTGCGGATGCTGGACCACTGGAAGAACGGCGAAGTGGATCTGGGTATCCCGGCTAATTGGGGCGAGGAGTGTATCCTCGTAATCGACTCCCTCACGTTCATGTCCGATGCTGCGTTTAGGTTCCGTGAACCACTGGTCCCCCGATCGAAGGATGGTAAGTATGATGTCCGCGCAGTCTATAAGGACGCTCAAGATGCTGTCGAGAATGTCCTCGCGCTTCTCACCTCCGAAACATTCAGAACGAATGTTATTGTTATCTCTCATGTTCGCTACGTTGACAACCCAGATGGAACGAAGAAAGGCTATCCAACGTCTGTTGGCTCGGCCCTTTCACCCCAGATTCCGACCTATTTCAACTCTGTGGCTCTCGCACAGACGGGTCCGGGTGGCAAGCGGCAAATACAGACGGCGGCGACAGCCATGATCGACTTGGCGAATCCCGCCTCGTTCAAGATGCTTCCAGTACTTCCTATTGAAACGGGATTAGCCACTTTTTTCGAGACGGTGCGCTCATGATCCGAAAATATCACTCCTTACGTTATCCCAGTAACAATTCCATCTGGAACTTGAGAGAAGTGTCTCATCAAGAGAATTTACTAAACTCTAAGTTCCATAGGAATGGCGGGAAGTCTAGGAGACCAGGCCACTGGCATCCCCGTCAATATTATCTCGGCCTGTCATAGGAGTCAGTAATGAATGAAGATCGACGAAAGACACTAGCGAAACTCGTTTCCGAACTGGAGATAGTCAAGAGCAAGATAGAGGAGGTCAAAGACCGCGAGTCAGACACTTTCGAGAACCTTCCAGATGGAGCAAGGGAGGGTGAGAAGGGAGAGAAGATGGAGGCTGGGATGGAGGCCATGCAAGAGGCAATGGACAACATCGAGAACGCAATCGACAATCTGAACACTGCAACGGAGTAGTACCAATGGCAAGCTTTGAGGACATCCTTAACAAGCCCGCTACAGACATCAAGGCTCCCCCTGCATACCCTGTGGGGACCTATCACTGTCTCGTGGACGGACCTCCGACCCCCGGCAAGTCGAGTCAGAAGCAAACCGACTTTCTGCAATTCAAATACAAGATCTTGGCCCCGATGGGAGACGTGGACACGCAGCAGGCTGCAGAACAGCAGATCGTCGGGAAGCTGATCTCCTGTGATTACTACATCACCGAGGCCGCTGCATGGCGGCTCAAGGAGATGCTCGTGGATCATCTTGGCATCGAGGAGGCTGGCAAGAACCTTCGCGAGATGGTTGCCGAGGCTCCCGGCAAGCAATTACTGGTGAAGCTCCGCCACGAGGCATCGCAAGACGGAAAACGAGTATTCCACCGGGTCGAGTCGACAGCGCACGTCTGAGTGCTGACTCCTCAGGCCGCGCGTTGAGGGATCGGGGGGCTAGCCAGCCCTGGCCTCCCGATTTCCCCCTCGGAGGGAACAATGAAACAGTGCTGTAATACTTGTTATTACAGTCGTGCCAACGACGAAACCTCAGTTACTTGCTGCCGATATCCTCCAGAGATAACAAAAGTTGAGGGAAACTCAATTACAACTTACTTTCCGCTCCTAAAGAAAGAGGCGTGGTGCGGAGAGTGGCGCAAACGAGCGAAACATACGGGCGTGACCGAAATGGTCAGGACCATACAAGTGAGGAAATCATGAATATTCTTGACACATACGGCAAGCGGAAGAATGGAAGAAAGGAGCCTCAGATGAGCGACGAGTCGCCTCCTAGCTTCATGCGATCTAATCAAGTGGCAAATCCGAATGTGCCACAGCGTCAAACCTCTCTGCGATCCGAGCGCGCTGCTCAGGCCGCTCAACAGTGGGAAGAGCTTGAGAACGAACTGCGGGACACCAAAGCCAAGTATGAGATCGAGGTCAATGCGCTCCGCGCCGAACACGAGGCTCAACGACATCGGCTGCAGACCGAGATACAGGAACTCAAGGGCAGAGTAGCCACTCTTGAGACTGCCAACAACATCCTCAACACCGACTGCGAGACTCTTAAACTGCGTGGTGAGGCTAATCAATCTAAGCTCGACTCGCAGCGAGCCAAACTCGAGGTCGCGGCCAAGATCATCATTGATCTGGCTCGTGAGGAAGAGCGAGCTGGCCTTACTCAAATCCAGAGCAATGAGACTCAAAGGGCCGTGGAGCAAGAGCTACAATGACTTCTGGAGTTTTCCACAATGTCCCGCTTGACTTGATAATGGTCAGGCGGGACGACCGACAGCGGCGAGAACTGGAGAACATTGACGTTCTCGCCGACTCTATTAGACGATTAGGGTTAATCCACCCCGTAGTGGTCACACGGGAGCTGGAACTCGTCGCGGGCGAGCGTCGCTATGCGGCTTGTACCCTACTCGGCTGGACTGCTATCCCAGTGCAGTACGTGGACGAACTCGAGCCCGCCACACTTCAGGCGATCGAACTGGAAGAGAACATAAAACGCCAGGACATTTCCTGGCAGGATCAGGTTCGGGCGATCCGACAGTACCACTTGCTCCGGGCGGGCCAGGAGGCCGATTGGAGTCAGGCGGACACGGCTCAGGCCATCGGCCTCTCTCGCCAACATACCAACAACATGCTGCAAGTGGCGGAAGAGCTTGCCAAGGGTAACAAGATGATTACCGAGGCCCCTCAGCTCTCTACCGCCACTGGAATAGTTCGGCGGGCGATGGAGCGCAAGGACCAGCAAATGCTGGACAAACTTCATAGTACTTTTGAGGGCGTTAACCTGCCAAAGTATACACTACCGGCGGAAAGCATCTTCGTCACCGACTTCATGGAGTGGTGCCAGTCCGATCCGGGCGTGCGGTTCAACTTCATCCACTGCGATTTTCCCTACGGCATTGAGGCCGACCAGTTCAATCAAGGTGGAGCCGCTTCCCATGGCGGCTACGGCGACACTCATGAGACCTGGGAACAGCTCATCATGGCCCTTGAAATCACGACCAAGCGCCTTACATCGCCCTCGTGTCACCTGATGTTCTGGTACGCTATGCGGAAGGGGGACCAACGACTCTATGAGCCGACGGCTCGAGCCCTGGAACGCATCGGCTGGGAGATAAATCCGATGCCACTAGTATGGATGAAAAGCGATGGAGCAGGTATCATTCCCGACCCCGAGCGCGGACCAAGACAAATCTACGAGACATGTCTCCTTGGGTCCAGAGGCGACCGAAAGATTGTTAGAGCGGTTGCGAATGCTTACGCCGCACCGACAGTTCGAGAGCGTCACATGTCTGAAAAACCCGAGCCAATGCTGCGCCACTTCTTCGGAATGCTCGTTGATGAGAATACGGTTATGCTTGACCCCACCTGTGGTAGTGGAAGTGCGGTGCGAGCGGCTGAGTCTCTTGGCGCAAAGTATGCAATCGGTCTAGAGATAAATCCGGAGTTCGCGCGGCTCGCACGCGAGGCCCTGGCCCGGTCACGGACACTCAAGAAGGCAGAGGGTGTCGTCTCATGAAGGGAAGAAGCTCTTGCAGCTGCAGAAAGATATAAACAGGCCCGTCAGAAATAAAATTCTGATAGTGGGTGAAGCTTGGGGCGAGCACGAGCTTCGTGAGCGTGTACCTTTTGTCGGGCCAGCAGGGTGGCAACTGAACTCGATGCTTGCCGAGGCCGGAATTGTTCGTGCCGATTGCTATCTTACTAACTGCTTTAATCTTCGTCCCCAGCCCTCGAACAAAATCGAAAATCTATGTGCAACCAGAAAGGAAGTACGTCATGCCCTCCCGCCCCTATCCTCTGGTAAATATATCCGTGACGAATTTCTCCCCGAACTCGAAAGACTTTATAGAGAAATTATTGAAGTTAGCCCGAATGTCGTTGTCTGTGCAGGCGGAACTGCCGCCTGGGCATTACTACTTGACGGCCGCATTTCGAAGCTTCGAGGGTCGGTCGCCGCCTCCACCACAGTTCTTGGACAAAAAGTCCTCCCAACCTTCCACCCCTCCTACATCCTCCAGGGAGGCTACGACCAGCGACATGTCACCATCCTCGATCTCTGCAAAGCCCGCCGTGAGTCGGAGTATCCCGAAATACGAAGACCAAAGCGAGTTATCTACACCGAGCCTCTCCTCTCAGAACTTGAGTGGTTCGCCGAGAAATTTATCGCAAGAGCAGCGTGTCTTTCCGTGGATATCGAAACAAGAGGAGACCGAATAACCTGCATCGGCTTTGCGCCCGCGATCGACGTAGCTATGGTCCTTCCGTTCGAGGACCTACGCAAACCGGGTGGGAACTATTGGGGCTCAGTCGAGGACGAACTACTCGCCTGGGCCTGGGTACGAAGGATTTTAGACTCGCCAGTGCCAAAGGTGTTTCAGAATGGAATGTTTGATATGTCTCGCTTGTGGAAAACCTACGGTATTCCAGTTAGGAATGCGACTCACGACACCATGCTACTGCATCATTCGCTTCAGCCCGAGGCCCCAAAGGGGCTTGCCTATCTCGGGTCGGTCTACACCAACGAAAGTGCATGGAAACTTGGTATTCGATTAAAGCATAAAGGTACGATCAAAAAGGAGGACTGACGATGGCGATCTTAGCTCGGCTTATCACTGTTGGCCTCCTCAAAGAGGCTCTTGACGACAAGGACCCGGACGATCTCGAAGAGGAGACCGTCCCAGTCTCGTCCAGCGCTATCCGTACTATCGGTTGGCGCTCGGACGGTGTGATTACAGTAGAGTTCAACCGAGGTGGGACCTACAGTTACGCGGGCTCGCGAGAGCTGTTTGACGCCTTCATCTCGGCCCCGTCGAAGGGAGTGTTCTTTAATGAAAATTTCCAAGTTCGACGGTGAAACAGATGGACCTTGATCTTTTAAGAAAAGAGCTTGAGTATAATCCCTCTACTGGAGAATGGAAATGGAAGATCTCTAAACAGAAAGTTCGTCTCGGAATGCGTGCCGGAAGCGCTTTCTACAATGGCGGTCTTAGATATCAGATATTCTATAGAGGAAAGAATTATCAAGCTGGACCACTGGCGTGGTTCTATGTGAAAGGAGAGTGGCCCAAAGGAGATATAGATCATATAGATCATAATCCTTTGAATAACAGGTGGTCGAATCTTAGAGATGTTACACATGCTGAAAATCTTCGCAACTCGCACAGAGCGAGAGATGGAGTTTATCGCAATGGTGGAGGATGGCAGTTTAATATAGACGGCAAGTATGCCGGTTGGGCAAAAACTGAAGAGGAAGCCCGGCGAAGACAGAAACAGGTGCGTCGTTGAAGGTCTATCGTACCGACACTCTGAAGCCCGGACAACCGCAGTCCGAAACCGAGCGCCTCTGGGTCTACAACGGTTTGGACTGCTGTGTGACCCTTGAGGTCCTTGAGGCATTGCTTCCCCAGCTCGACAATCTTACCAGCGGGACCTACACCCTATCTCGATCGCTACAGGCCCCTGTTTTAGAGATGAACCTTCGTGGAGTACTGGTAGATGAGCGAGAACGACTTCGAGCTATTAGAGAGTATCGTAGTGACACTGAGCGACTCGAACGGAACCTATATAGGATCGTTCATGATGGACTCGAATATACTGAGTTCAGAGATACGGGAAGGACTAAAGCATGGCGATCTAACGCCCTTGTCGCTACTCTACTCTATGATATTCTTAAACTTCCAGAAATTCGTAAGCGAAATGAGCGGGGAGAACTCGTCCGCACCGTCAACCGTGACGCTCTTGAGCGATTACAAATACACTTTATCGCCCAGCCAGTCATATCACATATCCTCGCTCTTCGAGACTTTGGTAAAAAGATTGGAGTCCTTGAGACGAAGATTGATACCGACGGGCGACTCAGGACTTCGTATAACATCGCGGGAACTACAACAGGTAGATTTTCTTCTAGTCTCAATGACTTCGGTACTGGGGGAAATCTTCAGAACATTGAGGAACGACTACGACGAATAGTGATAGCCGACCCCAGAATGAAGTTTGCTAATATCGACCTTGAACAGGCTGATAGCCGCAACATAGGGGCACTGTGCTGGAATGTATTCAGAGACGGAAAATACCTCGACGCCTGCGAGTCTGGAGATCTTCATACGACAGTTGCACGCATGTGCAGACCAGAATTGCCCTGGACTGGTGATCTCAAAAAGGATCGAGCGACAGCCGAACAGCCTTACTATCGTCATCACGGTCTCAGGCACATGTGTAAAGTGCTTGGACACGGTACAAATTATCTCGGCTCCCCTTATGAAATGAGCAAGCACACAAAGATCGAGCAGTCGATCATCAAGGACTTCCAGGAGCTGTACTTCCACACTTTTCCAGCGATCCCCCGACTCCACGAGTGGATCAGACTCCAGCTGGTAGAAACGGGCAATCTCGTAACGCCTCTCGGCCGCAAACGCTGGTTCTTCGGTAAGCGCGACGAACGCGACACCCTGAAACAGGCCGTGGCACACATGGGACAGTCCATGACTGCCGACGAGATGAACAACGCTATGATGAATGTCTGGCGATTGAACCTAGTTCAAATACTGTTACAGGGTCACGACTCACTGTTGATCCAATATCCAGAGGAGGGAGAGCATGAAATACTACCAAAGATACTGGCTGCCATGCGGGTTCCAGTTGAACTGGAGGGTAATCGTCAGTTCGTTGTCCCCGTAGAGGTTCAAGTGGGTTGGAACTGGGGTAAAAGGACAGCAGATAATCCTGATGGGCTGGTGAAGTGGCCAGATGAGCGCCGCTCCCGCAATACCTAGGCGACTCGGCAGCTGGGTAGATGCATACCAAGAGTACACGGAAATCCTACCTTCTCCTCCGTTGTTTCGTAAGTGGGTAGCTATCTTCTTTTTAGCGGCCGCAATAGAGCGTAAATTGTGGGTTCGGACTATGGGCTCAAACCTGTATCCGGGCCTATTCGTACTTCTAGTCGGCCCTCCGGGAATAGGTAAGGGTCAAGCGATCCACTTGGGCGAGGCAATGCTACGGCAGGTCCCAGACCTCAAAGTTGGTCCCTCGGACATGACCGCGGCGAGCTTGATCGACGCCCTGAACGAGTCAGTTCGGCGGTTGGCCCTGATCGGACCAGACCCATACGTGGAGTTCAACTCCCTCACAGTCATCTCTCGTGAGCTTGGCGTGCTGATCCCAGCCTGGGAGAACGCCCTCATGAACAACCTGACGGACATCTACGATGGCTTCACGGTGGAGCAGAAGCGGCGGGGGAAAGATCTTCGGATCAAAATCGCTAACCCACAAATTAACCTTCTTGGAGCGTGTACTCCTTCGTATCTTAACGAGGTTATGCCTGCTGGAGCTTGGGATCAAGGCTTTATCTCGCGGACAATCCTCGTCTATTCTGGTGACAGAATACGAAAAGACCCTTTCGGGGACGCAGACATCACCGCCCTTACAGGAAGGCTACGTAGTGATCTCCTTCACGATCTTAAGACGATCGCGCTCGACTATGGCCAGATGTCCTTCACCACTCCTGCTGCCGCCGCTATAAAGGCCTGGATAAACGAGGGTTGTCCACCCGAGCCCGTGCATCAGAAGCTCCAACACTACAACTCGCGGCGGATCGCCCATCTGTTGAAGCTGTGCATGATATCGAGTATCTCGCACGGGAGCGACCGTGTGATCAGTCTGGAGCACTACCGCGAGGCCCTCGATTGGCTTCTCGAAGCCGAGGGCTGTATGCCAGACGTATTCAAGTCGATGGTTACTGGTGGCGACTCGGCTGCGATGGAGGAGGCCTGGAACTACGTGTGGACCCTCTACTCCAAGGAGAAAAAGCCCATTGCGGAGCACCGGATAGTCCACTTCATGCGAGAGCGTCTCCCCGCCCACTCGATCATGCGCGCAGTAGAAATTATGGTAAAGTCACGAATGCTGGAGTTTGTTCTGTCGGAGAAGGGGATAGTGTCCTATAAGCCTACAACGCGCCAAGTCCGCCTCACTGGTGAGGAGCTTGGGCCGGGGACCTAGGGGCACACTGTCGATGGCTGCCCCAACGCAATCGCAATCAGCATGATTGCCACGGCCAGCATGAGAATGAGAAGCTGTGCCATCGGCTACTTCTGAAGTTCTCTCTCGCGCTTCTCTACTGCATTCATAGCACGGGCGTACGCGCTCCGAGCGTTCTGCGCGCCTCTGACCGCTCTGGGCGGTTCCTCTGAGTAGTCAGTCATCCAGATATCAAACAATCTCATTATGTGTTTAACATAGGCCTCCTCGATCGCCTGCTTATCCAGCTGTAGTATCCGCTCCATATGAGGTTCTATATCGACTTTCTGGCCTTCGGTCTCCAGTGTGGATAGCAGCAATATTGTACCCGAGATCGTCACTAGGACAATCCCAAGACGAACCCAGAGCGATAGATCTTCGAGCCTGACTATGTGAGCCTCCCCGGATAAATCACCTCTACAGTGTTGTCAGTCGATAGGTCGAGCGCCTCCATCAGCGCCGGAGACAGATCGGCCACTCTGCCAGTGGTCTCATTTGGTCCCCAGTCGGCTGGCCACGCCAGAAACTCCTTTCCCTTCGCGCGCACGAGTGCCTGTCTCGACGGATTAGCCAGAGTTTCTTTAGAGGTTACTCCATAGTCCCATCTACAGGCCACATAGAATAGATCGGGATTAAGTCTTCGAGCGAGCCCGGTCGTGCCGGGAGGCTGTGCAGGTAAGAACAGATGCGGAGCGTTATCGTAGTTGTAAAAAAATGCCAGCCCTTCGCTCGCCGAGACTCCAGTGTCATTTGGGCCGCCGAACCAACTGCACGAGCCGACTGCACGAAACGCTACACCAGGATCAGGCGCTGGCTCTGGCGTCGCAGAGCCCGATAGAGCCTCACCTATTGCATTACAGATATCATCGAACTGGGCATGATAGATATCTACATCGGCTCGACTATCCACAAAACACACCTCGATCAACACCGCAGGCATCTCAGTTCCATTCAAAAATGCTAGGTCTGTTCGCTTTTTAGGTCCTCGATTGATTAGTCCCGAGGCGCCGCAGATAGCGTCAACAACTGTCTTTGCCATTGTCTGCCCAGTTGAGGACACGTACAAAACCTCGCTACCCATCGGACTGCTGGTCGTCTGATAGGCATTGAAGTGTACAGATATGTCCCAATCACGAGTCTTACTATTGTGAAAGTCAACGATACGATCCAGATTTTCACTCTGTGATCGGCTTATGTCGTCGTGATAGGTCGTTGCCTCCACTCCAAGTCCACGCAGAGCTGTGGCCACCTGCTCGACCACAAGCCGAGCCTCATCCACTTCGTCGATATAGCCAGACGCGCCGCGAACGTACTTACCGTGACCACTACTGATGACGATCCTCATATCCGCCTCCTATCCGACTATTGAGATTGATCCTTGTATGATCGGTACTGTGTCATCTGCATCTTCAAGGGTCATAATGACCATGTAGGTCTTACTGTTGAGTGTGGCCATGGCTGGCTGCTCGACGCGCCACTGAAGAATACCATCCGAGGGACTGACGATATCCCCGTCGCTCATAGTGAGCGTCAGTTCGTCCACTCCTGTCACGGGGTCGCGCAGTAGAAGTGTGGCTTCGGTAACACTGGATAGGTCCATGAGCGTGTCATCGTCAACGCTCCAGATCTCGACATTCTCGGACCAGGTGCCGTAGATCGAGGCGGACGGGAGTGAGCCAGTGTACATTGTGGGCCTCTAGAGTTTGATGTACCACGTTACGAGGATCGAGCGCGGCAGGTTGTTAAATGCTGTTGAGGAGCCAACAGAGTCGGTTGTGAAGGTGTGAGAGTGGGACGAACCAGCGCTGGTAGTAAAACTGTGGGTGTGATCGGCGCTTACGCCAGCGGTAGTGAAGGTATGAACATGGGCTCCGTTACTGTCACTTGTAAAGGTGTGAGAGTGGCTATCGGCGCTTTCCCAATCTGTAGTTGTTCCTTGACTGTTCGTAGTGTCAGTGAGATATTCGATGGTGCCCGCACCGGGATCAGCTTTGTTGACCCGTATATGGGCTGTGATATTGGCCGCGCTAGTAGCCGTAGTCCCAGTGTGTGTATGGGCTCCACCTGAGTCAGCTGTACCAACGTGTGTATGATTTGCACTTTGATTTCCAGTAGTACCAGTATGCGTATGCGCCCCTTCTGCTGCTGTTGTTCCAGAGTGGGTATGCGCCGGGATATTCGCAGTGAGAAGTGTTATGCCGTTAGTACCTGTTAGCGAGCCCGCGGTAGTAGCGTTTCCAGTTCCGAACGTCAATCCACTGAAAAAACTGCCTGCGCTCGCTCCCATATCATCGAGGCCGATAGGCACCGCCCCCTGCCAATTGACAAGGGTAATAGTCTTATTGGCTGCGTAGTCCGCCGCGGCCGAGCCGCCACGACCACCAGAAACAGGTGCGATGGCATCAGTTAGGTTGTTCCACAGGTAGGTGAACAGGGCTGAAGTATCGGCATTCGCCCGCTCGGTTCCACTAGAGGCGGCGTTACCCATAGTCCGTCCATTCAGCCGGACATAGCCAGATTTGGTGGTGTTTACCATCTCGGCATGGATCATGCCGGTCTGGACTTTTTCTTCAGCCCCGATCGTAACAGTCAGGTCGATTGGATCGGGATTAGGGATCTCCTGGGTATAGGTCAACTGTACGTCGAAAGCCGAGGTCACTCGAACGTCATAGGAGACAATATATGGAACAAAGACAGCTGGCCAGCGCCCGTTAGCGTCCGCTACGACCGGGTGCGGATGAGCTGACGCCTCGCCCGCGTCCTCATAGACGCTCAGCGGCGTGAGCGTGCCGCCCTGATA